AATATTAATTATTGAATAGGTCTAAACCACTAAGTTCTTTAACGGATCTTACTGTATAATCTGAGGGTATACTTTCATTAAAAGTCTTTTCAATTTTAATAGTAAATTTACCTTCTGGTTTTGATTGTAAAATTTCTGGGTGGTCTGTAATCATAACATCTACATGGTTCCAACAGTCTGTCGTAGCTAATGTAAATTTAATATCTGGAATCATACAACCAGTTTTTGATAAGAAAAACAATGTTGACGGTACCGATCTACCAGCCTCACGACTTGTTATAATAAATTCGTGTTTACCAGTTGAAAATAAACTTAAATCGTTTACTGTATTTACTGCTCCATCTATCATCTCTTCAGCGTAACCAAAAATTTCCAAACAACATTTATCGTAAATAAATTCTTCAACTGTTATTTCATCGTCAGTAACACTTTCAGTTTCTAACATATCATCTGTTTTTAAAAATTCTCTTTCATTAAAATCAGGATTAAATTGAATTTCATTTCTAACAACTTCCTCTTGAGGGAAAGTAATCCACGCTTCTAAATCGTAATCACCAACAAATAATTCATCACCATCTTCTGGGTTAAAATATTTGGTATGTGTTTTTTCTATCTGACCGAAGAAGTTTCTTAACACACCGTTTATTGATACACCTATTTTCATATTAATCTTTTAATAATTGTTTTTTACCACCTTTATTAGATTTCTCCTCATCTATCTGATCGAAAACCTCTTCGATTATTTCTATAATCTTATTTCTAACAATATCTTCTTTATTTCTTAACTCAACGATACCAAAACTTTTTTTATCTCTAAATTTATCTATAACAACTTCTAAAGAACTATCTTTTTTATTACGAATATCTTTTTGTTTGATATCACCTAAAATAATCATTTTTGAGTTTTCACCAATCCTGGTCATTAATGTTCTCATATTGTCTAAACTAATATTTTGAGCCTCATCCATAATAATAACAGAATTGTCAATACTTCTACCTCTAACGTATGCTATCGGTTTTATTTGAACATATCCTTGTTCTCTAAGTTTAGTCGTTAAACTTTCACCTACAATCTTATTAAAATTATCTAAAAATGAATCCATAAACGGTTCCATTTTTTCTTCCATAGTACCCTTTAGAAATCCTATCTCTTCATCTTTAAGTGTTGTTACAGACTTAACTAAGATTATCTTTTTAAAAGCGTTTTCTGGGTTTCTTAATAATTTTAATGCTTCAGCACAAGCTAAGAATGTCTTACCAGTACCTGGAAACCCAGAGGCTATTACAATTTCTTTTTCTTTAATGGCTTGAACTAACTTTTTTTGATTTTCAGTTTTAGGTTTAACATCTACTCTAATTGAATTGATTGTTTTATTTTCCTCTGGTTTTACTGATAAAAAATTGTTTACAATTTCTTGTTCATCATCTGACAACCTTTTGTTTGGTCTTCTTTTACTCATAGTTACTGACTAACGTTTACCGTTAAAATATAATTTTCATTTTGATTCTTTATTTTTATAGCCTCTTCCATGTCATCAATTCTCGATACCAATAGCAAAGGTTCAAAGTCACAATCACCAATTCTGACTACTTCCCACACTTCATACATGATGTTTATTTATAATAGTAGTTATTTTTTGAATATCTTTTTCTGTTAGATCTTGATGGTTAGGTAGATAAAAACCCATTCTATCAATTATATCTGCATTAGGTAAATTAACTTTACCGTATTTTTCGTACCACATTGGTTTATTTGCCATGTTACCAGCAATTAAGGGTCTAACTTCTATACCGTTTTGTATTAATTCTTCAGCAATAGACTCCCTATGTTCACTAACAACAGGTATAGCAAAACTAGATATAAAGTCACCCTCATCTACCCTAATATCAATTCTATTACCCACAATACCACCGATATATGAAAAGAAATTTTTGTTTCTTTTTTCGGCGTAATCATCTAATCTGTCTATAGCTCTTAAACCAATAAACGCTTGTAAATCGGTTGACCTTAAATTAAACCCTGGTACATAAAACGTATACAAAGCTTCAAAATCACTACAATTGTGTTTTTCTCTAAGTTCTTTCTGTTTCCAAACTGGTAAATCCCTGTCCCACCCATGACTTCTCATCATGATTAACATGTGATAGAATTCTTCATCGTTCGTGTTAATAAATCCACCCTCAATTGTACTTAGGTGATGACCAAAATACATTGAAAAAAACGAAGCTAAACCAAAACTACCTAAATATTGGTTCTTATATTTTGAACCCATACTTTCACAAACGTCCTCTAATAAGATAACATCGTATTTCTCACATAGTGATATAATTTCATCCATTTTAGGTACTAAACCTAACGGTGAAACTAAAATTAAGGATGAGGGGTTATTTTTTTGGAAAATCTCTTCAAGGTGAGTTAAATCACAGGACAAATCATCAAGATTACAGTCACACATAATAGGTTCTAACCCTAATAACATTGGACTACTAACATCTGTAGCCCAACTTAAAGCGGGTACCACTATCTTATTATTTTTAAGTCTGTTTAATTGTTTTAAAGCCGCGAGAGCTAGTAAAATAGCTGAAGATCCTGAATTTATATATACCGAATACTTAGTTCCAATTTTTTTAGCCCATTTATCTTCTAACTCAAAAGTTAGGTTACCCTTTGTTAATTTAGGTGATGGTTCTTGTTGTAACCACTCAATTAATGCGTTAATATCCTCTCTATTAATTGTGTCGCTGACTAATTTTATCATTTAATAAATAATTTTTGTAAACTTTTTTTATACCACTACTTAAAGATGTAGGTTTGAAGTCGGGAAGTAAAGATTTTAATTTCTCATTAGAAATGTCTTTTCTGAATTGCCCGTTTGGTTTTGTTTTATCGTAAATAATTTTAAGATGTTTAGAATCACAAGCTTCTAAAGCTATATTAGCGATTTCTGAAATACTACAATTTTCATTTGTAGTTATATTAAAATTATCGTATATGTTTTTTTCTAACATTTGATTTATTACGTATGCTAAATCTTCAGAATACATAAACTGTCTTAATGGAGTACCATCACCATATAGAATAATATGGTCATTATTATTTTTATTTGCCTCATATATCTTCTTTACTAATGAAGTTACAAAGTGACTTTTTTTCTCATCATCCTTATCACCAATACCGTATAGGTTACACGGTGTTATGTAATTATATTTTGTACCATATTGTTTATTATAGGAATCTATTAACACAGCTAAACATCTTTTAGCGTAACCGTATGAGAAATTAGATTCCGTTGGTGGTCCAGTGTGTAAATCTTTTTCTTGTAGAGGGTAATGTTCAATAACGTCAGGATAAATACAACTACTTAACATAGTTAAAAATCTTTCTACGTTATAAAGATGTGAGTATTTAACCATTAAACTATTCATCAATATATTATCGATAAAATACTCAGCTGGTCTTTCAACATTGTCTAATATACCACCAACTTTGGCCGCTAAATGTATAACAATATTTGGTTTTATAGTTTCAAACATTTTGATTACATCAGATTCTTTCCTTAAATCATATTCTTTAGAATCTACGTAAATTGCATTAGGTATAAATTTTTTGAGTGCTGTACCCACTAGGCCAGAACCACCAGTAATTAGAATGATTTTTTCCATTAACACATGTTATAAAAATATAGTAAATTTGGTATCACGTCTACTTTATAACCATTCTCATATAATCTAATATAAAAATCCCAATCCTCTTCTCTATTCATATTTGGGTTAAATTTCAAATCTTTAGCTATTTGTGTTTTAAACATAACAGTAGGGTGTGGTATGTGGTTTATCATTCTTAAATTTAATAAAGTCACATTTTTAATAAAATCATAGCCAGAATAACCTGGTATCGTTTTATTTTCTGGTAATAAACACATCATTGGTGTTGCCAAAAAATTACAATTTTCGTTTTTTAAAAAATACTCGTATTGTTGTTTAATTTTATCCAAATCCATATAATCATCCGAATCTAACCAACAGGACAACCTTGTATCTGATAACTCTAGTATTCTATTTCTTGAATATCCACGCCCTTTATTACCGTCGTTTTCATAATAAAAAATATTATTATGATTTTTTAGGTAACCTTCAACAATCTCTTTAGTGTTATCAGTAGAACCATCATTCAATACGACGATTTTAATGTCCTTATAGGTTTGATTTAATGCTGAGTCAATACACCTACCAATTTTAGATGCGTTGTTGTACGTGGGTATTAATATTGTTATAGTTTCCATTAATTAGGGTTTCTTGTTAGTTCTAAGATAGTTGGGTATGTAGATTTATCGTCAATATCTAATTCTGGATATTGATTTAAAGATTCGCCGTGAAAATAAACACCATATTTATGTAACCAAGTGGAAATAGGTCCGAATTTATCAACCATTTCTTTATAACCTAACTCACCATATTTGTTATTTGTGAAGTGAACATCATCGACAATTCCGTGTTGTGATGGGTTCCTATACGGAAATAAATCATATTTTTTTGACATAATACTTATTAAAGATTCATCATGTCTGTGATCTCTAAACCCAGGATAGTTAGGTTGGCCTAATTGATTTGGCATATCAGTTAATACTCTAGCATCACAAGAATATGTTAAACATTCTTGAAAAAATTTCTTGGTGAGTTCATTTTTCTTAAATAAAAACCAACCACCCACTCTTTGGGCTGTATGCGTGAACTTAGGTGTGTCAGCATCCATAAGTAAAAACATATCTCTTTTAGTCCAAATATAGGCTAAATGATTTTGTCTAAATGTCATCAAAGATGTACCATCTCTTTCCATAGTATCGATTAAATAATCTATCTTATCTATAAAATGAGAACCCGCATCAGCGTAGAAAATATAATCACCTTCCTTTACTGAATCATCGTTCAATAATTTAACCGCAAAATAGTATTTCCATAACCAATATCCAGCTCCCCTTGGTTGATTTAAAATAAATGAGTTTTTATTTCTGAATTCAGTATCGATATCATCAATTCTAAATTGGTAAGCCTTATCAAATCCACCAACTTCTATACCTGTTTTAGTACATCTTTCTTGTGTATTTAAAAATCTGTTGTGTGCGTAATTATATAATATTTTCATAATATCTAATAGTTTCTTTAATACCTTCTTCAGGTGTTGTAAATGTAAAATCTGGAAAACATTCTTTAAACAACTTACTGGACATCACTTTTTTAGGTGCTCCTTCCTTTTTTGTTAAATCGTAGTTGATGATAAAATTTGTATGTAAGATGTTTTGTACCATACTTACAGAGTCTTTAATTGAAAAACCCATTTCTTGACCAATGTTTATTGGGTTGGGTAATTCTATACTGTTGTTATCTATAATATCTTTAATTAACCTTGCCACGTCCTCCATATAGACCCATTCTCTGATTGGGGTACCAGAACCCCATATCATAAATTCAGTGTCTCTATTCTTAATAGATTTCAACAATCTAAGAATAATACCGTTCATAGCGTGTGTTCTTTCTTCATCAGTATAATCAAAAGGACCGTAAGCATTTGGTACTAATAAATTAACTGTTTTTATACCATACTCTTTCCTATAACATTCTGATAGGATAAAACCAATTTTTTTTGTGTTACCATAAGATTCTACCGATTCATGTACAACACCATTCCACCACTGACTTTCTTCCAACACCTCTAATGTCTCACCAGGGTAAGAACAGTTAGCTAATGGATTAATTAATAAAATATTTTTATTAACTTCTTTTATTACTTTAAAAATATTGATAAACATTAAAGTATTATCACTACAAACTTCAGCTGAAATTTTAGACACATAACCAACACCACCAACGTGAGCTGCAGCGTTTATAATAATATCTGGATTAATTTTTTTAACAACATCAAGAAACTGTTCGTAATTTAAAATATCACAACCACTTCTTCTTGATTCTAAATGAATTTCATAGTTAGAATCTTTAAAAACCTTACTTAAGTTTTGACCCAAAAATCCGTAACCCCCTAAGATTAATATTTTTTTCATTTATAATAATTTTTGAAAATATTTTTATTCTCTATTTCAGATAAGTCTCTTTTTTTAATAAGTTTTGCTGGTATTCCAGCATAAAGAGACCATTCTTTAAATTCTTGATTTTTTACTAAAGTATGAGCACCACAGGCAAAACCATCTGGTATTAAAACATTTGGTAGTATACATGAATGTGCACCAACCGTTACAAAAGCCCCCAATTCTACAACCCCAACCTCACCACCGAACTGTTCTTCTGTCGGAACTGAAGGTAAATCTAATGAAACTTTACTATAATCACTAGAGGCACAATGTACTGAACAATGGTTAGATATTGTAGAATAATCCCCCATCTTAAATTTACCAGCACCACCAGATATTGATACGTGTGAGGCGATGTGACAATTTTTACCTATTTCAATAGGACATGAAATATAAGCGAAATCGTCAATTATAGTGTCATCACCTATAACGCATTCTTCGGGTTTTCTTATTCTTACAGTTTTACCTATAATAACATTTTTACCACAATATTTTAACTTACTTTTATCGAAAAATATGTTATCCATTTTTTTTGTTTTTAGCTAGAATGTTACAATAATATATGTTTCGAATAGTATTATACATACCTTCTTGAGAAAAATCTAAATAAATTAAACCATCATCTTGAACTAGATATAAATCGAAATTTTTTAAGAGTTCTAATAATTGGGATAATTCAACCCCACTTGAAGAAAAGGTACCGATACTGTATTCAAAAATAATATTATCTACAATATTAATTTCATCTTCTAACCCTTTAATAACATTAAACTCATAACCCTCAACATCTATCTTTAATAGGTCAATTTTTTTAATCCCACTATTCTTAACATAATCTTTAAGTTTAATACATTCAATTTTTTCTTTGATTCCATCTTGAACTCTTGATGGATTAACGGATTCCCATATATAATTAAAATTAAGTCTTTTATTGATACTTTCAGATTCTTTATAGATTTCTACAGTTTCATCACAGTCAGATAGACATAACTTATTTAGTTTGACATTAGTAAACCCACGAAATTTTGAGACCAATCTTTCGAAGTTATATTCTATTGGTTCAAATAAGTGGTATATTGTTTTACTATTTATGTAGGGTAATTCAGAATCTCTAGCACCCACATCTATAACAATTGAATCTGGGTTTATGATGTCTTTACAGATTAAAATCTCACCATTTTCATTCTCATTACTGTTAACCCCCATTAAACCACTTAAATTTCTTTTAGATAATATCATTACCAACCACTTTTTATTGTTTCTATTATTTTATTCACGTCTTCATCTAATAATTTATCATGAATCGGTATGTGTATTTGATTATCATCAAAATATCTTTGATTGGTTAAAGAATAATCTTTGCCACCAAAAAGTGTATTCTTATCAATTCCTAAATGAACGACAGATGACGGTATACCATTATCTTTTAGTTTGTTAATGAAATCAATTCTACGTTCAATTAACATTGGAAATAACCAGTATGAAGACTCTCTATCGTCTTTATACTCCATAAGTTTTAATCCTGGGATGTTTTGTAATGATTTCTCGTAAGTTTTCGCAATACTTTTTATTCTACTTAATTTAGTATCAATAGTTTCTAGATTACCTAAACCGATTGAGGCTGATATATCATTCATGTGGTATTTGAATCCCACATTTGTTATATCATATTCTCTTTCACCTAAAATTGATGGTATAGAATTCTCTCGGTCTATATCAAACCATCTTAATCTTTTAACTAATTTAGAATCCGATTCTTTTAGACATGTTAATAAACCACCGTCACCAGTAGTTAAATGTTTAATAGCTTGAAAAGAGAATGATGTGAAATCTGATAAAGTACCGATTTCTTTATTTCTATATTTCGCACCTAAAGCGTGTGCGGCATCTTCAATTACAATTAAATTATGTTCTTTAGCTAACTGATTTATTTCTTCCATATCACAAGGGTATCCACCCCAATGAACAGGTATAATTGCTTTAGTTTTTTTAGTTATTTTTTGTTTTATAGATTCTAAAGATATATTACCATCTAAATTAATATCAGCGAATACTGGTTTAGCACCACACTGTAATATAACATGACCCGTAGCGACAAATGTTTGAGCGGGTAAAATAACTTCATCACCTTCTTTAACCCCAGACGCAATTAAAGCTAATCTCATTGTGACGGTTCCACTATTTAATGTTACTGGGTTCGGGAAACCGTATTTCATATTTAATTTTTCCTCAAATAAGTCAGCTCTTTTACCCGCTGAAATCATTGTAGATGTTAATACCTGATTAACGTACTCAATAGATTTATCTGAGATTGTCGTATTAAAAAAATCCATTATTTTAAGTAGTTTAAATAAATAAAGTCTTCAGCTGTAGGTAACTGTAAGGCTCTTTCAAAATTTTCTTTTACATATTCGAATTTTGAGTTATATAAATCGACAGATAAATCAGAAACTTTAAAATCTTCGGTTAATCTAATAATACCGTTTTCATTAAAAAATTCACTAATATCTGGACTACCCCAAAAAATAGGTATTGTACCCATGGCAAACGTGTCAGTTATTTTTTCAGTAAAAATAGATGGGTAATTATCATTTTCCATCGCTATTGAAAAATAGTAATCTTTAAACCCAGCATCTTTAGTTGGTAAATAACCATGTCCCGATCCGTAAAGGTCTAATTTACCTCTAAGTTTATTAACCCAACCCAATCTATAACTGTGTCCTGGACACATATTTTTAGAAGAGGCAATCATAGAAACTAATTTAGATTTTGAGTGTATCCCAATATCTTTTACCCAAGGACATGCGTTTGGAATTGCGTATCTCATTTTAGGGCTTAAATCCAATAATCTTTTATCGTGTGTGAAAATTAACTCATACTCTTCATTTATAGTACCAATACTGGAAATAACTTTTTCTATTAACTTAACATTAATAGCACTAGATTCTGCAATCCAAGCGTATTTCTTTTTTGATTTATCACCCCAACCGTCTAAAATGGCCCAATCAATATGAATTGAAACATTAGAACTACCATCTTTAACCCATTTAACATGTTTATTTATGTTATGTGCGGACGAACAATCAACATGTTGAAATCCACCTCCCACCATATTAATCACCATGATTATCCCAAGTTAAAATATAGTTATTGGGGTGAGTTAATGGAACTTCAGCGATAAGTTTAGAATTAGGTATGGCGTTTTTTATTTCCTCTCTATTCATCATATCAACATTAAAATGGTGACCAATTTGATTTCCAGTGATATAACCAGATTTTGATTTATTAATAATTTTTTCTAAATATATTTTTTGAATACCTTTATTACATTCAGTGAATGCATAATTAGAAATTACAATATCATAATTTTTTTCTGGTAAACTATCGTATGTATAATAGTTTAAATTTTTATAACCATATTTTTCTAAATATTTTTTAGTCAAACCCAAAACCTCTGGTAGGTCAACAAAATTATATTCATCTATATTAAAATAATCCATAATTAGTTTAGATTGTCCACCATAACCAACACCGATTTCTACAATTTTTTTATTAGCTAAAGAACCAAAAATACTCTCCAACTCACTTAAAACTTTAACATACCTCAATGTGGATGGTGATATTAATCCAAACGGATCCAAATACTCAACTTTTGTTGGATTGCCCTGTTCGTCATTTTCTTTAAATTTATTAATTTTAGATAAATCTAATCCAGTTTTTAATATAAAATCTATATATTTTTGACCGTATTCCTTACTTGTGTGTTCTAAAATTGTTGTATACTCAGAATTTTGTTTAAACTTAGAAAAGGCTTCTTCATTTTTAGATGCCTCTAAACAGACATTTTTATAGGAAAAATAATCGGATATTGATGTTGATGTTTTCATTTTTGTTTTTTGTTTTTTGTTTTTAAATTATTACTATTATTATTATTTTTTTATAATAAACGTTATTTCAGAATAAGTACCTTTTTCAATATATAATTCAGCAATATTGTTTTCTAAATACTCCGCCTCTTCGGTTGTCATAAAATCTGACTCAATTTTACCATGTCCTGTTTTATTTCTAGTTCTTAAGAAATTTTCAAACATCCAAAGTGTGTTTTTTTCCGTATATGGCCAAGAATTAAACTGATACTTACCACTACGGTCAATTTGCATACTCCTACTAGTATGTAAGTCTTCTACAACAAATAAACCTTTAGATTTTAAATGTTTAAACATGTATTTTAAGAATATTTGTTGACTTGACATTGTATGTGGGCCATCGTCAATAATAATATCATATTCCGATCCGAATTTCTCTATCACCTTTTCTAACCCAATCCTACCACCAACCATTTCTGGACGAACATATAATTCTTTCAACCAGGGATGTGTGATTTGGTTGAAATCATTTTCTGTAATAATTTCACCGTTACAAGCAAATATTTCAATGTTTGGGAATTGTTTAGTTTTATTAATCATACTATAATCACTAATATCTAAACCATATATTTTAGTATCGGGAAAATATTCCGACCAAGTTCTCAAAGAGGCCGCGGCAGTTTCAATTGTTGGTATAGTGCTTGTACTATAAACACCTAACTCTAATATTTTTTTAGGATCTTTAACAAACTTATCAAAATACATTTGATAAAGTGGTGCGTAATTATGGTCTAAACTACTTTTATCTGTATTATTTTTTATCGCTAATTCGTTGATTGTCATATTAAATTATTATTGAATTTTTAGGGTACGTATCTTCCAATCTATGACCTCTTAATGCCGGACCAAACCAGACTGATGGACATATTATTTTTTTGTCAGGATTTTTATTTAAAATTGAAGCCCACAATGAAAATGAACTATTGGCTGTAATTATATTTTGACACATAGACATTAAGTTATGTTCAATTATCACATCACCACCTAGGGTCTTATCACCACCATCGATGAATACAAATTTATCACCGATAAAATTAGCTTTACACCAATCCATATCGTTAGAAAATACAATAAACAAAGTATCATCATCAAAATGACTCATAGCTTTATTATAATAATCCATACCTAACATTGGGTGGTACGCTGGAAAATTAGCGTAATCACCTCTACGAACATGTATTGCACAATTTTTTTTGGATAAAATTGGGTCGAAAGTGGTTTTAATAAAATCACTATATTCATCTTTCAGTTCTAAATAAGAAAAAACTAAATCTTTACAGTGTTCAAAATATTTTTCCGACTGTAAATAACCACCAATATCCCAGTTTTTTGTTTTATCTGGTATAATAACTTCTTCAAAGTGATGGGGTCCTTCTCTGTCTATATAACCGCCTTTAATCAAATCCAATTCTGGTTTAGGTAATTGTGGTAACTCTTTTTTAAAATATTTGGAATACTTCCAAGTTGGAAATAAATAATCCATACCGTTTTTATTTGCTATACCTATTGTTGAGGCAATTTGATATAGTTGGTTACCGTACCAACCATATGTTCCGATGTTAGAAAAACTTAATGTTGACATAATTTATAATTTATTAGTTATTTTAAGACAATATCTTTCGACAATCATCGGGAAATCCCTTTCGAAAAAATATATATCATTTTTTAATGTACCCATGACGTTGAAATTCCAATATATGTGACTACCTAAAACCACATGACTATAGTATGGGTATTCAATATCCGTTATTCTTTTATCCCAAAAAATAGGTTTAACTTTTTTAATAAAATCATTAATAATACTACCTTTAATAGCGTAAAAAGTGTAGCTCACCATAAAATCTGTGTTTTTACACTCACTTTCACCTAAAAAAGTATCTAAAGAACTTTGAATAGATCCTTTAGTTGAACAAATACCAAACCAAGGAGAGAACAGACCCATTTCTGAATCGTTTTCAAAAAGTCTTTCAATTTCTTTATTTTTACCTAAAAAATTATCAAAAACATATGCTCTAAAGGTGTGTGCATCAGATGTTACACCTTTAGTATGTGCAAATACATATAAATCATATTCGTTACTTGACTCTTTCAATAAACTTAAAGCGGATTGATATGATGAAACATCAGAATTAACTACAAGTTCTTCTGGTGTGATTTTATATTTAATGTTTCTTTGATTTAAAACTGTAATCCATTCTTCACACGAAGGATTAACCCCAACATACACATCATAGTCAACATAGTTTTTTTCGAAGAAATTTAGAAATTCTTCACCAATGTAAACCTTATCTTTACTGGGGATATATGAAGCAAATATAACTGCCTTTTTCATTTTATTTTTTCAGAAAATCATAATTCATCACAGCTCCCTGAATATCTGAAAAATCGGTTCTTTGCCAGGCTAAATGTGGATTTTTAAATCCATAAACATTTAATGTTTTATGTAGTTGGGCCATAAAATAATCTGCAGCTACAGAAGGTGTATATTTAGTTGTTTGGTTATTAAACACCATATCTATTTTGTCAGACATGAATTTAATTACAATATCATAAACATCTTCCTTAACACCATAAGCGTGAATAGCGTAACTACCAAATAATCTTTGTACATTTTCAGATACAGGTGCGGCACCACCTACGTGGTTACCACCAAAGAATATCATTTCCCAATCTTTGGGTAGTTGTTTACTGAAGTTTTCAAATAGTATGTTAGTATCTGGGTGAAATTCAACATCATCTTCTAATATTAGAATATTTTTATACCCTTTTTCTTTAGCGTATTTTAAAACGTTAGTATGACTCATAGCTCCAGCTATCTCAGCATTATAAACACTACCCTGTGGTAATGTTAACTGTTTCCCGTCAACAGCAGAAAATCTTTCTACTTCTAGTCCTAATTTGGTGAATATCTTTTGACACTCTTCCCATCTATCGGCCCTTCTGTCAAGATTTATACAGTATATTTTATCAAAAAAATTATTTAACATTTTCGAATAGATTTTTTACTTTTTTAACTTTATGTAATGTACTTGGTAGCCCGCCCCATAAAACTTTATTAGGATATATCCAATTATCATAATGATTAACAATTCTATCGATATCATTATTAAAATTAACGGAAGCTGAACTGTTTTGTAACTTAACTCTTACATTATTTCTAATATAAGAACCGTGATGCATTTGAATTTGTTCCCTCTTTAGAACTATAGGTCTATCTGAAGGTACTAACCTTCTTGTAGGATCTACTAAAACTGGAGCTGGTGCTCCAATTACGTAACTTGACTCTGATTTGATTTTAAAGATTAAGGAAACATAATACTCTTCAGCTGGGTCTAATGAATACTCCCAACTTTTATAGTATGTTTGCATTTGGCAATAAGATGAATCATAATCACCCTCTATTATATTTTTTTTGAGATTTTCGAATTCTGATGGTAGATAATATTCGTCAGAATCCATGGACATATGATGTGTACATCCGGCACCTTGAGACAGGGATAACCCTATATTTCTTTTTTGAATTTCATTAGAGTGCCCACCTTTATTAACTTTAGGTGAGTATTCAAATAATTCATCTACTAAACCTTCTGATTTTAATTTTTCCAACAACGGAACTAATCTCGAATCACAGGGGTTACCGAAGTTTGAAACTGTCTGATAAACTACACTCACGTAGTCCACATGTTCCCTTATTTGTCTTATTGACCCTTCTAATAGTTCTTCTCCGTCAAATAAGTTATACGAAATTCCTAAACGCATTATCTATATCTCCCTGTTTTAAAAGTTTACTTCTTTCCATTAAAGCTTCGAAATCTCTTGCTTTAATGTTTGTGAAGTAATTATATGTTCTTTTATTGTTCAATATAAATGGGATTAACTTTTTTGTGTAGTCTTCCGATTCACGTTTAAGCTTTTCTTCACTCTTATTTCTTGTCTGACTTTCATAGTGATAACAAACAGCATCACCAACAAAAATATTTTCTCTATGACGATTTATACATTGAACATTTAATTCAACATCTTCAAAACATTCTCTATAATTCGTATTAAAACCACCAATTTCATCGAACAGTTTTTTATTAATCATCAAGAATGCACCAGTATTACCAAAAACATTTCTGATTAAACAATCATGGTATGTATGATAAGATCTTAAACCATGGTGTGTAACACCAATACCCGCATCTTGTCTAACAAACATAACAATACCAGAATGTTGTACCGTGTTATCCCCATAATGAAGACGTGCACCTATAGTACCAACATTTTTCTTGTTCTTATTATAAACATCAATCATACGTTCGATTGCGTTATTAACAAGTTTAATGTCATTATTACAAAATAGTAAAACTTCAGTATCTTTTTCGATGTGGTTTTCAACTACATCATTATTGATAACAGCGAAATTATAGAAATCGTATTCAATAAATCTTGCATCACCATGTCTATCTGAAAGGAATTTTTGACTTGAGCAGAACTGTTCGATTTCTTTTTTCTCTTCTGGGGTAGAACCTGTATCAGCTACATAAATTGTTATTCTAGTGCCAGGATAACCACCTTGTTTATAGATTGAATTGATGCAATCCTTTAACATTTGAACATTACCTTTAGTCGGAATTATAATCCCAAGTTTAGGCCCTTCTTTAAGGTTTTTTGATTTAGTCTCAAACCTTAGTTCTGGTTTAATATTGTGTGGTAATTTTTCTTTATATTTTTCAATAAATTGTTCACGATTTTTTTCCCACTCGTCATTAGTTGCCCCCATTGATTTATGGGTGATTTTAATATCAAACATAACACCAACCTTAACTCCACTCAAATGGTTGTTAAAAGTGAAATCTACATCGTAGAAATGGAATCCTTTGAAGGACTCGTCAAACCTATTTTTAATTCTATCTTTATGGGCAACAAAAAATAGACCATCTAACATGACGGTCTCAATAATTTCATCACTAAAGTTGTTGGAGTACTTATTCTCCCAGGTCTTACCTTCATTAGTATGTGAAACAATTCCAACCATTTTAGTTGAATCCTGCCACCAACGACCAATTTCGGACATATCAGTGGTACCAGCCATACCAATAACACCATAATCGGTGTTATTGAAATGTTTGATAACTTTCTTACCCCACCCTTCTTTTAGAATAATATCGTCATGACAAAATACTACAATTTTGTTTTTTGTATTATCTAAACCGTAGTTGTAACACTCAGTTAAAGACTTATCTCCGTTATTGATGATTTCAACAATCTCATAATCTTTTACACCAATAGTTTTCTTGATGTGTTCTTGAAATTGTTTATTAATACTGCGGGTAGAGTAAACTATACTAATCATACTAATTGAAACTCTAAATTCTTAATCTCGTCGATTAATTTATTTAGGTCTCTATTGGTATAGATTTTCTTTTTTGTTTTGGTACCACCCATGTAACATTCTTCTCTTGAAAAGGCATTCCACTCACCTGTATAGTTGTTGTAGTGGAAGTAATAATCGTATAAATTTTCCATTTTTTATTTTTATTTTTTAATTTCTATAATATTAATTGGTTCTTCACATAAAATCGATAGATGACATGATGTTTTAATAGCATCATTCACACTTGAACCCAGATATAATGCCGCTAACGCGAAATCCATTCCAGCTCCAATAGCCGCGTAATCACTAACCTCTTTCACAAAGAAACCCTCAATCAAAAATACTTTATCTTGGAAGATGATGATATAACTGTTATGTAACTCAGTTGCTTCAGTTTTTTCACGTATCCAAGAATAAAACTCAAACATGTATTCAGTCATAGCATAAACCGAAGATTCTCTTGGTTTTCTAGTTTGTGAGAATATTTGAAATAAAGCACCTTCTTGGGCTTGCCCAACATCTCCTACCACCATCCATTCATTTTGGAATAATTTAGCTAATTTATCTTTTTCTTGGGTATACCCAGAAACTAAGATACTATCAGCACCTATGGTGATTTTATTTTTCTCTACTTTTACCGCAACTACTGACATATTATTCTTTATTTGGGTTATAGAAGGTATATTGGACAGTTAACTCCTCACCTTCTTTAATTTCTTTAATGTTTTCTAAGAAAATAAAATCATCTTCATATACAACCCTACAATTTGGTGTTTCTGAGTGATTAAAGAACCCATCTAAAGGTGTTCTTGAATAACCATCTTGAAATCTATTGTCTCTTATGTGTGTAACACCGATTCTAAAATCACTATCAATGTTATCGATAGCAAAAAGACCTAACCCTTCAATATGTGAAGGTTTAATTGTCAAATACTTCGGCATTGGTCTATATCCACCCATTATTTCTTACCTGTTGAACCGAATCCGTTCTCACCTCTTTCGGTTTGAGAAAGTTCACTCGTTGATTCTAATTTTATTAACTTACCAAAGTCACTACTAACTCTTGGTGCTATAACGCCTTGTGCAACTCTTTCACCTTGTTCGATAACACATTCCTTATCACTAAGATTGATTAAAATAACTTTAACCTCACCACGATAACCAGTATCAACAGTTCCAAGAATCGCCATTAAACCTGTTTTAAATGAAAGACCACTTCTAGGTCTAATTTGTAACTCATAACCGTTTGGTAACTCAAAATATAAACCAGTAGGGATTAAAGCCCTCTCAAAAGGTTTCATTACGTATTTACCACCAACCTCAGTTAATTCAGCTCTTAAATCCATACCTGAATCACCTTCTTTTGCGTAATTAGGGTCTGGATTTTTCGATGTATTAACAAATTTAATTGGTAATTTATAATCGCTATAATCACTTTCCTGGGTAAGTCCAAGAACATCGGAACTTTCCATCATTGCAATTAATTTATCTAATTCTTCTAACTCCTCTGGGGGTAGAAGGTTTAAGGATTTTAATTGTTTTAATTCCTTAATGTATTCATTCATATCATTACTCATAAGAATTGTATTTTTTTATAATTTCTATTGTTATTTTTATTTCAGATTCACAAAATTCCATTACCTTATCTAGTTCACCATCCCAAAACAGTTTACTGATATCTTCACCTTTAATATATGAAGTAACTTCAATACCCATTAAGTTGGCTATTAAATGTAATGAACTAAAACTTTTAAATCCACTAAAAGTCCAAATATCTCTTGTATCTATTGCTTTTATCTCCCAAGGTTTAGTTTCATGTGTTGGGAGTAGTGAAGGTGGTCTTAAACCGTTGATTAAGTACCTTTTACCTAAGTAAGGTAAGTCAAAACTTTTTATATTATGTCCACAAAGGGTATATTTCGAAGCTGCCGTATTTAGAACGGTTCTAGTTTTTAAAAGTATCTCTCTTTCACTACCAGTAAAGGTGGTGATTTTAATTTCACCCTTAGAATCTAAAGCCCCTAGACTCACACAAACGATTCTACCAAATTCTGGGTAAATTCCTGCACATTTTTCATACAAAAATTTAGAATCAATTCTATTCTCTTCTATGCCAGATTTGAAATCGGGAAATCTTTCTGCAAGAGAAAACCTACTATCAGCAAATATTTTTGCTATAGTAGGGTTATTTTTCTCTAAATCAGAATAGGATTTTTCGTGTGAAACCGTGGCTATCTCAAGAAATAATAATTTGTTTTCATCAAAATTATTCTCTTGTGGTACCTTACTCATTTTCATTTTTAATTACTTAATTGTTCAACAATTTCTTTTGTTTCTTCTTTTTTCTCGTTAGCGAGTGACTTATAAAATTCAGCTCTATTCTTAGTAACAACATCGATATGATATCTACTGTTAACTGTATTATATAAATTTTCACCCATTTTCTTAATCATATCTGGATTGTTATGTAAAAACTTAATCGCTTTTAACCAATCTTTATGGTTTGTAACTGAGTTAATAAGGATGGCGTTACCATTCTCATTTATTTTACCACCATACTCAATTACGTTGACTAAATCAATAGTGTAAGGTCCATAATTCTGTGCAATTAACGCTTTTTTATGGAATCCAGCCTCAATAACCTTAAGTTGTGATTTACACTTGTTAAAAATATGTTCTTTAATTGGCGCTAAGGAAATATCAAACATATTATAGTTAGATGCGTAAGTGGTAATGGGTTTGGTCCAAACTCTACGGTATGGTTCGTTAGAATCGTTGTAAGCTTTATCATTATCTTGATTATACGATAAAAGATGTTTTTTATATTCTGGAGAAAGTATACCATAATTATTGGTGAACATTTCTTCGTAACGACACCAAACACTTTCAATAGGTAAAATCTTTCTGGTTCTTTGCTCACCAGTTTGTTGATTTGTCTCTGTAATATTACCTCTTAAGTCAAAACCACAAAGTACTAATTGTGTATCATTTTTACCCTCACCGTTCATCCAAATATTTAAGCCTTGTTTTATCAAACCTAAATCATGTAAGTGAGAAGAACCACCTAACCAACCAATTCTAAATTTATCACTCTTAACATCTTTACACTGGAATTGTTCCTGTGAAGGGTCAATAGCGTTAGGTACAACAATCACATTTTTATTAAGCTTTCTAATTTCATTAGCAAAAACTTCAGTTGTGGTCATAACCCAATCAACAATTCTAATATTAGATTTGATTAATTCGTCAACCTTAGACTGTTTTAATAACATGTAGGCTGGGTGATCGGGAGTTGGCATCCAATAATCATCAATATCCATAATTGTTGTGATACCCATTTTTTTAAGCTTATCAAAGATATGCTTCGCAGCATCACCGTAAACAGGTTGTAATTGTCCATTGACAACGGTGTTAACAGCTCTATGGAAATGTACTATATTAAATTGCTTTAAGTAGCTATCATCATCCCAATTAAGAGTGTCAGTTCCTGCTGTTACGATATCAACAAAAAATTCTTTAGGGTATAATTCTTGTAATTTTAAATGTGGGTCAACTGATCTAAACATCGAAACACCACTACGATCCGAAGGGATTACTAAAACTTTAATTTGGCTCATATATTTTTTAAGACGATTTGTTGTAAATAAAAAAACCGTCACATAAAAATGACGGTTTTTATACTTTTTGTAAAGGGTTTTTAATTAACTTTTTCCTTTCGGTGTACCTTTTTTACCTTTACATCCACAACCTTTTTCCATGATTAGTTTTTTTAATTTAGAATTATCCTTTTCCTTTTACTTTTGGCATTGGCATTACCGTACCAGAAAAGGTGGTACTACCAGCTTTAAATTGTACATTTTCTTTAACTAAACGACTATCAAAATAGTGTTCAATAATTTTAGGTAGGGCTTTAGTTATTTCAGATGCTATTAATTTTCTAATATAAGATTCGTCAATATCAATAGGTTGACTAATCTGTTCTCTTATAACTTTCTTTTTTGTTTCAGTTCTTCTAACAGGTTTATCATACATGTCAGTTTCATCTTCTTCATTATAATAAGGACGATTAGTTTCAGATATACTATCAGAACCTCTTATTTGTCTAATCGCTTCTTCATCCACACCAGTTCCGTAATTAATATCACCTTGTGGTATCGGATTTTCCAACATTGCTCTTTTTATTGCTGGTGGCAATTTGGAATTTTTAACATCGGAATTATATGATGGATTACCAATATCCTTTTTTATGTTAGTTACTGATGATTCCATCATTCTACCACCACTGTGTGCCATTTCTTCAGCGGTAATTAATTGGTCACCACTAATTTGGTCCATTAAACCTCTTGAATTTGATTTTTTAGGGGCACTCCCATCGAATTTCTCAGCAGCCTTATCTATCTGTTTAGCTTTCTTTAAAATTTCCATTAATTTAGGATCCATACTCATATTAAAACCTTGCTTGTTTATAAATTGTTATCATACTCTTATCACCTCTATCATTATATTTTTGTGCGTTACGTGATCTATCTGAAATAGGTGACCTAAAAGGAAAACTTACTTCATCCCAATCCCTAATCTTATCCAATAAAAAAGTCTTCCATCCTGGTTGTTCAGTATCTGTAACACCTCTATATTGATATGCACGAAGTATAGGGTTGCCAGCTTTTGAAAGACCTAATACATAAGGTTCGATATCCCTTTCACCTGCGTTAATAGTATCGTCGCCTTGATAATAGATTCTGATTGGTTGGTGATTTGTTATCGCCCTCTCTACTTCCATTCTACTAGCTGCCTCTAAAATAACTTCATTTAAGATAGAGTAAAGTTTCATCTTACCAATGTTCTTCAGGGAAGTTTTTGTTATTATATCCCATACCAGGTTTGTATTTATTACCCGACGAATACAATAAAGTATTTTTAGTTAAAATATCGGTTCTAGTACCTACTTGGTTGTTGGTTTCACCACGACCATGTTCATCATTATCACTTAACGCATTTACGTGTTGAGCGTTGTATCTGTCATTATCGTTGTCCTTATAATCATTAAGAACCGTTAGTTTCTTCCTTTCAGCATCAGCCGATTCTTTTAAACTTGGTAATTGGTTTAAAACCCCACCTGGTCCCATATCCTGAACACTGTCTGGATTTGTCAATACTGGTGATATTACTTGTCTGTGTGCCATAATTGTTTGTTTTTATCAAAGATGCTTATTATGTTTTCCATTATCTTGATCTCATAAATACCTTTATTATCGGAAATTTTACGAGAAGAAGAACTTACTTTTTGTTTTTTTATTTTTACATCATTTGTTGATATACCATCTTTTGTGTGAGTATCTTGAAATTGATTACTCATACCAGATTTCATTTTAACATCTTTAGGGTTTTTAATACCCTCTCTAGCTTTATATAATGTGTCATTAACCCAACCTTTCATTTTAGTACCACCGTTCAGAACATAAACAGTGTCATTTATAGTACCACCAAAAGTGTCAAAAAAATTCTTAATTAATTTAAGATTCTCATAACTAATTTTTTTATTTGATAGTATAGTTTCAAGCCTTTTATAACCTTCAACATTTTTAGCACCTTTATACGCATTCATAATACGTTGAAGATGGTTATATAACTTTTCTGGTATATTCCAAGTGTATCCCTGTAATGAACTGTTTGCCATTATCTTAATTTTTTCAACATTTCTTGTTTATATTCAGCTGGGATGTCTACAGTACCGATATTATTGATTAAATAATTCAATATCATACCTTTTTGTTCACCTGTGGCTTGGTTCTTTTCGATGATATCGATTAGACTTTTAACTTTTCTAACTAAAACTGGGTTATCTTCAGATATGTTGTCAACATCTGGAATACCGTTTTTACTTAGAACATCTTTAGATAGATTTTTTTTACTAATAATATCTTCAACATATTCTTCCATTTTTTTTCTGGAAGCTTCTTTTAATTTCTCTTTAGGGTTATTAGTGAAAGGTGAAGTTTTTGGTTTCTGTACTGGTGACGGTTTTTTATTACTCTTACCAGGCCATTTTTGTTTTTCTCTCACTTTTTGTGATGGTGTTAAAACCTCTTCAGTGTCATCCATATAAGAATATGTTGGCCCAGAAGACGGTTCAGAAGATACTGATGTAGATAAACCAACCGTACGGGCTGGCATCGGTACTAAAGACCATGGGAATTTTCTATAACCTTGTTGACGTTGTTGTGCAGTAGCGTTTTTAAGTTGATCACCATCTTCGGGGTTGTACATCGGGTCAATTGTACTATTTGAGGCTGATACAGAATTGTCGACACTCAATTTAACATTGTTACTACCTATTCTAACACCACTTTGGCCTACAAATTCTTTTATCCAATTAATCATATAATCCGTTTTCTTTATAAATATCAAAGAAAAACCAATTATTTACCCAATGTTTCTTTTTAACCCAATACTTTCTTCGTTCTCAATAACAGATTCTTCCATATCTTTGAAACGGTCCTTATTCATATATTCAGGTGAAATACCTTTAATTCTCCAAAACTCTATTTCAGCGTCACTCATAGTCATTAACCCTTCAAGTGTATCTTGGTCTTCAGGTTTTGTCGGAATTCCGCCAACAAGTTCTAACTCTTTAGATGTGAAATATTGCTTAAATTCAGGATCTTCGATTAAAAGTGATTCTCTAACATGTAATGGAAAAGTAACCAAAAGTGGTTCCACTTTTTTATTAAAAGATTCAATATATTTTGGAACGTTATATTCACCAACTAAATCTGGATTCTTTTTAATCTCCTCTTCAGTGATTAAATAGGAATTAAATTTAACAGTACCCTCTGGTGGATCCTTTTTAGTCCTACTCAATGAAATATCGTTATGTGACTTACGTGTTCCATTATTAACATAATACATTGTATCACCCAAACTAGTTTGAATGTTATCTCTAATAATTAACTCCATATGAGCCTGTCTAGGTAAATCTCGACCATTTTTATCTACACCCCTCTTACGATATGACTCAATACTTCTTTTAACTTTAGCTTTATTCGCGATATGAATTAAAGGAACTTGTTTGTTATAGATACGTTCTAGATATTCATAGTAATAATCCACAAATTCTTTCCCTTTACCATCTAGTAACAATCTAATGGCTTTATGTAAAAATATTTCAATATATTTTTGGATTGTTTTACCCTTAATTGTATTACCAGTGAATTTTACTTTACCACCTTGTTTCAAAATAGCGTAATTCTTTCTTGAGAAGTTAACAGTTGAATCCATAATTTCATCAATATCTAATCCCATAACACCAAACATAAATCTTTCATTATATTCAGCAACATCCGCTTCAATACCTTCATAAACCACATCCTTTTTAACGAAACGATGTAATCCTTTACCAAGGTATTTACGTGAATCAACATCTTCTGGTGATGAAAAGTTAACACCATCGGTATCTAATACTAATGGAGTATAACCTCTATCCATAAAGAATTTAATCATTGTACGAAGATATTGTCTACCCGTACAGGTAATTTGTTCACCAATATCGATATCACCCCAAGGGAAAATATATGGTGCTGAAATAGAACCAAAAGCGGAGTTATTTAAAATCTTAATCGGTAATTGTTTTTTATCATATTTCGATGCCAACATCTGATTACCAGCTGCCGCAGCTTCATTCATCAACCCTTTGTATTTGTTACGGGTATCATAAAGGTATAATAACATAGCTCTTAACGCACCAGTTATATCACTAACAGGAAATACTTCGTGTGTTAATTGAATTGACGGGTAGAGTGATGCGTAGTCAAATTTAGCTACCTTTCTACTATACCCTAAATGTAGTAACCTAGATAAACCACCAACAAAATCACGTTTAGGTGATGTATCTGGTAATGCTAAACCGTTTTCATAAGACCAAGCCATCATTAATAATTTCCATAACGTAGCCGTACCCATTGTAATTGAACGTCCGAAAGTTGTCGGAACTAAAGATGACGTTAAGAAACCAGCTTGAGTGTAGATATCATCTACTTGTTCAGTCTCCAATAAGTCATCCGTTAAGTATTCTGTAATTAAAAATCTACCATCTTTAATCTCCCACTTATCTTCATAACCGTCAATTACAACCATTTCACCCTTCTTATTTTCATGAGTTTTAGGACTTGGTTTTACACCGTCTAAGTCGTACCACTGACCACTTGTTGGGTTATAGTTATAATTTTTATTTTCAGTCCATATTTTACCTAATTGACCACCATCTACATAAACCCGAGTTGGTCTTTCTACTTTAGCTTCTTTTGCTATGTATTTTAATCCAGCCTCTCTAATATTAGAATTTAAAGCCTGTGCCTGTCTAACCCTATGTAGTGTATCTAAAATATTAATACCCCACATAACTGTTTGTTCGTAATTTTCAAGTTCAGCACCTAATTTAAGTGATGCTGTTTTACGAACCATCGGGATTTCTGGATGTCTGGTTTTTATAACACCTTTGGATTCAATAGTTGTTGTTTTATCACCTCTTTTACTAAACTTAAATGTTTCGGTAGTCATATTTAGAATTTTCATTCTACCTAATATGTAATACCAGTCAAAATTCTCAGAATTATAACCAGTTATTACTGAAGCATTACGTTCTGTTAATATTTCGAAAAATTTAGTTAACATTTTACGTTCTGTCTTTTCAGACCAAACGCCGTCTTCATTATAAGAATCGATTATTTGTCTATATCCACGATTATCTTTTATCCCTATCAAGAATATGTGTCCAGATTCTGGATCCAAAGAGGTTGTCTCAATATCAAATACCAACTTGTGTATATCGTTATATTCTTCACAACCCTTAAATAATCTTTTACCTGTTTGAATCATGAATTGTTCAATCGGTTGGATTAATTGAATCATGTCTTTTCTCTTCCAAGGATCTAAACCACCACGTTTAAAGAAGTTTATTAAATCTCTATAAGTTCCAGTTGTTTTAACAATGAATTTAAATCCGTCTTCAAGACGTTCATTATCATCTGTTCTAAGTTTCTCAGTAAAAATACCGTACTTCTTAGCCTCTTTACGCATTTTTTCAATATCATCACCGTAAAAGCCACTGCCTCTAAGTGATTTAGTCCATAAAAAGGGTGTAAATTTTTGGGTTTTTATCATCTTACCCTTTTTAGGGTCATCGATGAAAGTGTAAACTCTATTAGATTCGTCGACCGACCAATCACCTGTTTGGTCTAACTCTATTGCGACGATGTATTTTTCGGGGTCATGTCCTTCAAGGAACAATTTGATATCCTCAGGCGTTGCCTGAAGAATAGGTTCTTTTTCTTTTTTCATAAGATTCTGTTTGGGATGGGCACAGTTACCACTCGTTTTATGTAATTAATATACTTAAAAAATCGTAAAAATTTGGGGATTTGTAAACCTTAACAGACTATTTTAGCGTTAGTAAAACTGTCAAGTACATTTACGAAAAGGTCTTCTCTGATTGGTACAATTAATGAACATCCATCATCTAAGAAGTCGATTCTGAATTCAGCACGATAACAACCAGCCATGTTTGTGTCTTTAACATTGAATTTATAACCAAGGTAGTATTCACCATCTTCTTGACAAATTTCTTTATCAACTGGAAGTAATAACCCCTGTTTATTGAACACTTTGTAGACACCTTTATCGTCCATCATTGAGAATGTGATGGCAGCATTTTCTAAACGGTCGTAAATTTTACGAAAATCACGTCTACCGTCGTTAATTACCTTTAATTTTAATAGAGGTAAGTTTGAATTTTTTCTTATAAAAAAGTTTTGTGCCATATCTAATAAATATTAGTTTTTAAACTATTGTTCATATAATTGATAATAAACCTGGTATTAAATATCTTATCACCATTTAATTAATAAACAGTTTTATTTACAACACCTGTAAAAGCAGTGTCACTTGCCGCGTCTGTAAGCCAAGTTGGAGTACCTGAAATATCAACAGTTCCTTCAACATAACCCGCTAATGGATTTAAAGTGCTTAATGTTTTTAAAGTACAGCTTCCAAAGAGTTTAAAAATACCACCATATAATTGTGTGTTCACACAATATAAAGTTGCCCCACGAGATAAGTTTACATCTCCAAAAATTAGGCAACTCGATAAAGTTACCCTACCACTCCCACTAATATTAGTAATTAGTAACCCCCCTTTTAAATTAACATTAGCATTAGCATTGTTATCTACTCGTGTTAAATTATATTGCCCATCAATTAAAGAAATAAAAGCAAATGTTGATAATGTTAAATCTAAAGTAAGTATACTAGTTAATGCTATATTTTTATAAGTAACAACATTAGAGCCACTACCTAAACCCGTAGAGGTAAAATTAATTGCACAATTAATAGTAGTATTAGGCGCAGATATGCCAATTAAGTTTAAATTTTCTGCTATGTTTAAAGTACCAACAACTTCGTTTCCGTACCCATTAGGGTCAGGAAATACGTACGCGGTGTAAAGATTGGCGTTTGGTGGAAGTAATAGAACAGCATCATTTAATTCAGTAAGTGTTTTAAATGGACGTTCAATTGAACCATCACCACCAACTGCAACCGTACCGTCTAAGTAAAAATCATAAGGGTTGTTTGGTAGTGGTGTTAATACCGTATTTAAATAACTAGTTAACCCACTCAAAGATATTTTTTGGGTTACGTGATTGTTATCTATTATAAATTCATTCCCACTGGTGGGATTAATATTTTCAGGAAATTCCCATATTTTTCTATTCGCCATTATTTTATTTTTATTTTTATTCCCAAGTTATTCCAAACCCGTTATCTGTGATTATTGGTGAACCGTTTTCATCAACAACTATCAAAAATGTACGGTGGTAATGGTCCACTTTTACATTGACCGCAAAATTCTGAGTTAGGTTGTACGATATGAGAACCACCAAAAGTATCGGGTCTACAATATCTTCTACAATCAACAAAGAAGTTATTTCTTATTTCCAAAACATTTAAAGGTTTCTCATAGAATCTTAACTGAGATAGTTCACCTTCGAAACTACCTGCAAAATTTTGTTGTAACCATAGACCTCTATCAGAATAGTCTGGTCCACCAAAAGTTTGACTTTCGATTAAACCCTGAGTACCACCACCCCAACTCATATTAAATGGTACCCCAATTTGTTTATCACTCCATTCGTTAAGAGCTCTAAGTTGTAGACCAATAAAATCATCTACCTTATATTTTACTAACCCATTAACCCAAAATTTTAACGTACCTGAAGGTAAAGTGTTTTTTATACCACTACCAGCTGTATATGTTACAGCTATATGATTCCAACTTGTTCCCGATGGAATAACGTTAGGTTCTGAATAACCCTCTTCCATCATAGTACCAGTAATTCTGTATTTATTATTATAACAACTACCAGATACTGTCATTTTTCTATAACCAATTCTACCATCGTCAGTAATTCTAAATCCTAAAGCGTTTTCAGATAGTTGGTCACAATATGAATAAGTTCTACCAGTGGTAATACTACTTTCATTTGGAAAACATCTAGTAGAATTACAACAACTATTATTGTAAGGTGATGAAATGTTAAACCAATTTTGACCACCAGTTATGATGTTAGGATCAATCGGACCTTCTTCAACACCACAACAACTATTATTTGTACATCCAGTACAAACACAATTACAGTTACAGGCCCACGGTGTTTTTATATTAAACCAACTTTGACTACCGTCTGAAATATGTTCTTCAAAAGCTTTAGCTGCTGATGGTGATAATGGTATTCCAGTTGTCGTATTTAGACCAGTCTCACCAGAAAAATCATCCCAAAATTTATTTTCAGCACGAGTACCGATATAGAAGAAAAAATTCTTATTATTTGGGTAGATATCATTTAGTGTTGTACCTGTCACACAAAAAGTAGTTCCAGTATTACCAGAAGTAGTACCACTTGTAAATCCTGAAATACACTGACAAAACCCGTTATTTGATTGAATCCAAGTTTCCATTGACCACCCAACAGGAAAATCGGTTGGCATAACTTGCCAAGCCGTTGTTGCCGAAACGGATGTTAAAGTATATCCAGTACGACAACAAGAATCTATATGTTCTACTAATATCGGTGCCGGTACATCTCTATCTAATTTAAAAAATCCTTGATAAAACCCACCATCTAAACAAATAGTATTACCTACAGGACAACCTTCAGGCGTCATCGTATTTTGATGGAACATCCAAGGGTAAACATATTGTCCAGGACCTACAGTACAACCTGAAGTACAACCAGTCATCCCAGAACTACAACCAGAAAAGTTAAAACTAACGGTATAGGCTGTTACAGGATATAAAACTAATTTAGTACTAGCTGAAGTTATAACTAAAGTTTCACCAGAAAGACATGATACTCGACCATTATCAACACCTGTTAATCCCCAATCATTTAATGTAAATCCTGAAGATGGCGTTATGGTTCTACCAGACCATTCAATTAATGAGGTTAAAGATGTACCGTCTATTGTAGTATTAGAATTATCAGTATCAAACCAAACAACTAAACCGTCTTCTATAATACTATATTTACAAGAATCCTTACAATTTGTGGCATATCCATAACAATCACCTAATCTATCATTAGCTAAATTGAAATCCCAATACTCACTGTAAACAATGTTTATGGATTCAAAATTTTTAAAAAAATAGTTATTTTTTATATCCATCATTAAAGAGCTAATTCAAGATTGTTCCAATAGGTTATTAATACCTTATACTCACCTGTGGTTAGTGCTTGTGGTGATGCTCCCACGTCTACAAAGTAGATGGTCGCTAAATCTGGATTTGGGAAATAATGTGGACCGTTTTCAAGTGTTGTCCTAAATAATGTGATGATATTGTGTGTTGGTATAAAACCTGTCCAACCAGAAGGACTCCATATACCCCCAATCGTACCGACTGAAGCACCGAATATAGATAGATCAGTTGTTTTTGTATATACTTGTATATCTGTTACTGTCCAACCAGAAGGTATGTATATATTATATGTTCCACCAGTAGTATTACCAGATGTTAATAATTCTGTAATAAAATTAGGTCTTATAGGTCCATAAGTATTATAATCATTAACATTTAAATGACCTACATAAGCGTTAACACTACTAGCCCCAGCAACAACTTTTTCTGTATACGTTGTATCGGGTGTTGTTGTTGTTATGTTTGAACCTAGTATAAAAGTGTTGGGGTTAGCGGCTATATTACTGGTACCACCCACAATGGTTGAGTATGTATAATTTACTGTATTATTGGTACCACCTAAAATAGTTGAAAAATTAACCGCGGCTGAAATTGAATTACTTTCACCGTTAAGTATGGAATTCCAACCACCTAAAATACCTAAAACTGTAATATCATTACCAAAACCATTACCAATTAAACTATATCTTGAATTAGTAATTATATTTGTACTACCACCACCAATTAAACTATATGTTGATGGGAATATAGGACCATCAATTGTATTAGTAAGACCGTTTATTATTGTACTATTTGCACTATTACTAATTAAATGAGTGGTACCATTAACAATTGTAGATCTAGGACTACCAGTTATAGTATTAGACTGACCATTAATGATTGATGAGGCAATCCCTTGAACAATATTTGATAATCCACCTAATACCAAAGCCCTATTTGAAAGGGTAAAATTGTTTCCTGAAAGTGTTACAATATCGTAAGTGTTTGGCCCAAATATATAAGGTGATGTCATTCCAGAGATAACCCCAGTTCCACCACTTCCTGACGCTACTGTTTGCCAAGTTACAATTCCGGCACCGTTCGTTGTCATTACCTGACCAACAGTTCCGTCTATATTGGGTAATGTGAATTTATTATTAATATTAACACTATTACCTAAATAAATGGTATTAGCGGTAAAAGCTGTTAATCCGTAACCACCTAATACAGCTGAATTATTCGATCCACTACGTATTGTTGCGTTTTGTGCTGATATAAAACTTCCCGCTGTTGGTCTATTATCTTTTGATTGTGTATCTAACCCAGTGTTGTCAGCAACTATAATATCTCCTTCAATACCAGAACCCCCAAGGAAACTATAAGCATCCCCCTTTAAAAAAGCGTAAGAAGATCCTTGAAATTGGAGTGATGTTGAACTAGCGGCTACATAATCACCACCTAATATACTAACACCACCACCTGGGATAGATATGCTAGGTTCGAATACTGTAATAACATTGGTAAAACCATGACCAACATTTAACTGACCACCAAAAGGATTTTTTGACATTGCGAGATGGAAACCAGTTGTTGTACCACTCTCTGTATCTAATAATAAACTATCATCATTTAATGCTAATTGACTAGTAGTACCTAATGATTGGATAATTTTATTACTACCCATCACCAAACTGTCTTTTACATTTATAGGTGAACATCCATATAAATTATGAACATATAGGTCAGTAATACAACTTGCTGAAGTATTACCTGTAAATTGTACAATAGTTGTTCCAGTACCAGAAGGAGCTGGTTGCCAAGTTGCACCACCAAAAGTATCAGAAGTTAAAACATATCCAGCAACTGGACCAGTTTCTATAGTTATAGTTACACCAGTTCTAATCACTAATGAAGCTGTATTATCCCAAGTAAATTGACCGTTGTCGGTTACATCTAAATGGTCTAAAGACGCACTACTAGTGATTCTAAAAGTATTAAACATACCCGTACCCTCACCCTTAAGATGAAGTATTGTTTGGGGGTTAAAACTTGGTGAACCGATAGCCACATGAGCCCCATTTTCACCTATTAATACGGGATTTGTATTTACAGGTTGAATATGTAAGGATGCCGGTGCTAATCCACAACTATGAATATTTGATACCCACATATCGGTAATACAATCACCTGAAGTATTACCTGTAAATTGTACATAAACATATGTAGTCCCACTACCACCACCACTAGTTCCACCCGTTAAAAAATATGAGGCAGGAAACCAAGAGACGTGCCCTTGTGCGTCCAAACCACCTAAGATGTAACCTGTAACGTTTACTGTTGTAGTTGCTGACGTACCACTTATTAATTGAATTGGGGGTTTAACTATTAGTGAGGTTAATTCACCATAATTACGATAACCAGATAATCCAGCTAAAATATATTGTGTACTAGCTGATGTACTACCCGTAAAATCTAATACTGGAGCATTTATTTGAAGGTACCCCGTACTATTTATATGGGTTTTACCAGATAAGGATATAGTGTTACCACTATATTGAACCTGTTGTCTATCTTCAAAATTGGGTCTTGTAAAAAATGGCATATTATATTACTGTAATACCTAATGGTCTATATTGTAATGCTTTATTTAACATTTCAGCTTCAGTAGCTTTACGTGTTAACATAGCTTCTGGTCTTAATCTTTCTAATCTCTCATTTAGTCTCTCCATTAGAGCTACTCTATCTTCTTTTGATTCACTTAATAGTGATTCATAATCCATAGTTACTTCAGCGTCAGTAACACCTAGTACACCACCAAATTTACCACGAACCCTACCTAAAGTTTCTTTACATAAAGCAGTAAAGTAATCTCTTACCCATTGTTTAGATGGTGTATTTAATTCACTAAAATTAACTACATCGACAGGAACGTCAGATGGTAATTTAACAATATCTTTATTTGCGTTTAAACATCTTTGTCTTTCTTCGTCAGATGTGGTTTCGTAATACCAATACCATACTCTAGCGTTGTTAACAGACTGACCGTTTAACCCTATTCCACCAAAAGCAACTCTACTACCTGGAGTTGGAATTAGGTGAAGTAATCTAGTCCCGTTTGGGCCAGCGGTTAACCTATAAATTAAATCTGAACTTATTAATCTTTGTTTTAAATTATAGTCAGCGTTTCTTAATACAATATCAAAAGATGTGGTTAAATAAGAACCACCATAACCAAATCCACCGCCGGCAAATTGAGCTCCACCGAAACCGGCAGCAAAACCACCATAACCCCCACCAAATCCATTACTAGAAAATAATGCTAAATCTACAGTTGGTGGTTGATAATATAATACCTCATTTAACTCTCTACCAGCTGGGATAGAATATGTTTGTTGACCGTTTCTTAATGAAACAAAATCTTGTTTAAGTTCCCAAGGTCCACGAGCTTGTAGACCAACAATTTTTGAATAGGCATATGTAAATGAATCTTCATAACCTAAACCTCTAGTTGTTAAAGCTTTGGTTAAATCTGCAGTATCTAAATTGATACCATCTAAAGATGACCATTGAGTTTCAATTAACCATTCGTTTATATAAGACGAATGATCTTCAACAGCGATTTCTAATAGGGTGCACATTTGTTCGTCATCCAACTCAACTTTCCTGAGTGGTGCTCCTAATCTATGTTTAACTTGACGAAATACTTTCTGTTTTTCCGCTTCTTCTATAACAAGTGACATGTTCGACTTTTATTCATAAATATCGCCGAATAGTTAATGTTTAGAACATCATTAGATAAAGTTGTGTTTCTTAACGGAAGTTTTTATTAAATCCATGAAATCTGTCATAATATCCATTTCTTGGTGTTCTTCACCCATAACAGTATTGATAATTCCACGTTTTCTTTGGAGGGTATCGAATATCATAGTTTGTACTGTGTTCTCAAATAATGGATAGTAAACATTTACTGTTTTATCTTGTCCAATACGGTAACATCTATCTTCTGCTTGACTATGATTAGCGGGTACGAAATCTAAATCATTCATGATAACTTCTGAAGCTGCGGTTAGTGTAATAGCTGAACCAGCTGAAATTATGTTACCTATGAATACTTTTATTCTGTCATCTCCCTGGAAAGAGTCAATAGATTTTTGTTTTTCTTTTTCATTCATTGGGCCGTGATGGCATACGGCAATATCACCAAGTCTACGTTTTAATTCTAGAAGTGAATCCGTGAAACAGGTAAAAATAATAACTTTATGACCTTCTTCTATAGCCTTTTCAGCTAATTCGACTGTATGTTGAACCATCTCCATAGCTAAAAATTTACGTAAAACCACTAATTCAACCATATGTCTACCAGCACCAAGATTCTTACCCTCACTTTTTGCCCATTCAAGATATTCTTCGAAAACAGATTCATATCTTTTTCTATCATCAACCTCAACATAATAAGGTGATATAATTTTAGGTGGTAAATCTAGATGATCTTCTTTCTTTCTTCTTAAAACCAAATTTGTAGTTCTTTTATGTAACTCTTCTAAATTTGAAGCACCGTCAGTAATCCAAATAATTCTCTCCTTACCTAATTTAGTTTTTTTCCTGAATTTTTTTGCCGCACAATAACGAAAAGCGAAGAATTGCCAATTTGATGTTACAGGGGAATCACAAAGGTGTAGTAAATTATAATAATCCATTGGACGATTAGCTATTGGTGTTCCAGTTAATAACCACCTTCTTTTAATTGGTTTAGCAATCTCATTTACAATTTTAGTTCTATCTGCTTTTGGGTTTTTAACATAATGAGCCTCATCTAATATTAATAAATCAAATCCCTCATCAACTAGAAATCTTTTAATTTCATAGTCCTTATATTTTTTTCTACCGTCAATTAATGTATGGAATTTATTTAATATATCGTAATTAATGATAGTGAACCTTTTAGGGTCCCAATGTCCAGATTTGATTATAGAAATTTCATCTTCATCAACAAAATTCATAATCTCACGTTTCCAATTAATTTTAGCGTTTGCTGGACAGATAACTAATACTTTCTCAGCTTTAACTTCTAGAGCCGACACAATTGACATAAAGGTTTTACCCAAACCCATATCATCAGCTAAAATACATTTGTTTTTCTTATATAAAAATTTAATACCCGATTCTTGATGTTTAAACGGTACCCTATTTTTCTTATCTAGTTCTATGTATTTTTCAAAATCTATTGTAACATCATCTAGGTTCTCTTCAAATAAGTCTGTATGTACTTGTGTTTTTGGGAGATAGTATAATGCTGATTCTTTTTGGTTTTTATATAACTTACCTCTAATATGATATGATTTATCACTCTCAGCTAAGAGTTTTTCTATGAAAACACGTTCTGGAACGTTTTTTAATTTGTATTTTTCTTTTAGTTGTTCACCTAAGTATGGTGCTATATCAACAACTTTATTGATATCAATTGGTTCTCTTTCAAAATTTTCTTCAATGTAACTTATTTGACTAGGTGTGAGCAAGAAAAACCCATCCATATCTAATTTTTTCTTCATTTTTAAGATATGTTCATTAGTTCCTTCGTAGGTTCGAATTCTATCTAATGTCGTTTTATTCTTTAATTTGGTTAGATCCACCATATGACAAAATAAATATAGTGTTTGACTGTGGAAAATAAAGAAAATGGTACATATTCAAATATTTATTAAAATATAAGTGTGCATATGGTTAAGCGTAAATTCCCTATAAATAGGATGGGCAAATTTTTTGATGAGATTGATTTCGGTATTGAAAACGAAATGTCTCGTGAATATGTCGAGGGTGACTTAAACATAGTGGTTGTTTTATTTCAAGTAGATAGGAAAGAAACACAAACTGATGATGTTTATGGAGAAGCTAAAACAAATGAAATTAGATTTAAAGCACCTAAAGAATTAAGAGTTAAACTAGCCTTAGATGAGGCTGAGAATAAAACCTATTCTGAAGGTATGAATAGGTATCTGGATTACGGCCAATTTAAATTCCATATTTTTCAAGAACAATTAGAAGAATTAAGTGCTGAAATTAGTTACGGTGATTATATCGGTTATTCCGATAGAGAAGATAATATAAAATATTTTACAGTTAACAATGATGGTAAGATATTTTCAGATAACGCACATACAAGAATTGGGTATAAGGGGTATTATAGAACAATCACCTGTATTACAGCTGACGCTAACGAGTTTTTACCAAATTATTAATAAATGGCTTTACCTAAGAAATATAAAAAAGATTTAAATGTTAAAAGGGTTGCTCTTGATGGGGGACCTAAAAAATATATTGATGATTATCATGACCAAAATAAGGCTAACTTACCACGTGGTGTAGACCACGCTGATTTAGATAATGGATTTGTTGATTGGGTTGGTAATGATTTAGGTATTGTTATAGACGACAATAAAGTTCCAGTAACTTTTTTAACAGCACAAAGATGGGCTGAATTCACAAGAACTTGGCAAAATTCCGATAAGTATAAAAATATTAAAATACCTTTTGTATCTGTAGTTAGAAAACCAGATGCACAACCAGGTACTAATCCAGCTGATTTTAAAATACCAGTTAGAAAAACTTTTCCCTATATGACTATTCCAACTTGGGATGGTAATAAGAAAGGTTCAGATGTTTATATGATACCACAACCCGTTGGAGTTGATTTAACATATACTATCAGATTTTTCACCTTCAGAATGAATGAATTAAATAAGTTAAACCAAAAGGTTTTAACAACTTTCGCTTCAGCACAAGCATATGTCAATATAAAGGGTCATTACTTCCCTATTTATCTAGAAAGTATTGGTGACGAATCAACAATAGATGATATTGAGGGTAAACGATATTATGTTCAAACATACGAATTAAGAATGGCGGCATATATTTTAGATGAGGATGAATTTGAGATTAAACCAGGTCTAGAAAGAGCAATACTTTCTTATGAGGTTGAATCTAAAAAGCCTAAAGTTGTCGTTAATAAAATTAAAGATGAAACTAAAAATGATAAGACCGTAAGTTTTATCATACAATTTCTACCTAGTTCACCAACGACTATAACATTTCAATCTGATTCAGTAGCTAGTTTTACATCTATTGATACGAATAACATTTCATCAATCACATTCTATATTAACTCAATCCCAACTTCGGTACCATTTTCTGTTACCGAAACGGACATGATTAGCATAAGTATAGTAAGAACTAATTCTACTCAGTTATCTGAGTTAATACTAAGAGGAACAGTACCATTATAATGACAGATTTTTGTGGAAATAGTGATATAACTAAAATTTTTATTGTTGAACCATCTGGAGCACAACAAATACTTTCTGCCTCAACTTTAAACATAACGGGTGATTTAACTGTAGACGGAAATATTATTAATTGTGGTACTGGTAGACTTAAGATAGTTCGTCACCGTAGATATCTTTTTTTATTTTAACAGTATTTGTTTTTTCTTTACAACCCTCACGAATTAATTTTTCTACAAAAGCAAACATTCTTAAACCATTATCTTCACAATAGTTTTTTAATAACTCGTGTGTCGTGGTAGTTATCTTAATATTTTTATCTCTTTTTAACATATATTATTACATAAATATCACACTAGTCATATAAAAGTATTACACTAGTCATACTAATACAGATTTATTCTTTACTTTAAAAAACTTTTGAAAAAGAAGCTAATATTTATAATAAAAAGAAAATAACTCTTTAAAAAATAAAAACAATAATGGCTTCACAAAAAGTATTTGTATCACCAGGTGTATTTACATCAGAAAAAGATTTAACCTTTGTAGCACAACAAGTTGGTGTAACTACATTGGGTCTCGCAGGTGAGACTGTCAAAGGACCAGCTTTCGAACCAATATTCATTACAAATTATAATGAATATTTAACAATTTTCGGTGGTTTAAATCCAGAAAAATTTGATAACGGTAAACCAAAATATGAGACATCTTATATTGCAAAAAGTTATTTAACCGAATCAAATCAATTATTCGTAACTAGAACTCTAGGATTAACTGGTTTTGACGCTGGTGATGCTTGGGCAGTAGTTTCTGAAGCTGGTTACGACCCAACAACAATTATTACTGGTGTTACAACCTTATTTACTGCTGATTTTACTGGTAGTACTTACGCGAATATCACAAATATTAACGCACAATATTTATACACATTAGGTTTATTTCCTAATGGTCCAACATTAACAACAGCTAACGTACCAGGTGTTTCGGTAACATACCCACAAGGTATTGTTTTCAGTAAACAAGCTGGTTCATTTACTGGTGTTTCAGCAACGGTACTTCTTTCAAATTTATCTGGATTAAGTGGTACTATTTCTGGTACTGTTACAACTTACATTGCAAGTGCTTATACAGCATATGAAGGTATGGTATTAGCGGTTTTAAGATCTAGAGGTAGATATATTAGTGATATCCTAAATTGGAGTACAGACCAATCGATTAATGGTTTAGTTGCTAATATGACAGGAGCATTAACAAATCCTTTAGGACAATTTGTATTATCAGCATCCTCAGTAGGTTTAACTGGTAGTACTTTCACATATGATGTATCTCTTGATAAAACAAGTAGAAATTACATACCTGGAGTATTAGGTGTTGATTGTCACGATAGAGGTAGTTTAGTTTATGTTGATGAAATTTATACTAACAACACACAAGATTTAATTGATAACGGTTACATTATGGGTTTAAAAGAAGATTTAATTTATATACCATATAATAGTAACTATAAACAACAATATCAAACACCAGAAACACCTTGGGTTGTATCTGAATTACGAGGTAATGTTGTTGTTAAATTATTTAAATTTATTTCAATTTCTGATGGTTCATCAGCAAATCAAGAAATAAAAATCTCTATTCAAAATATTAAGCCAGATACAAAAGAGTTTGATATTATTATTAGACAATGGAATGATACTGACGCAAGACCGTCTATCCTCGAAAGTTACCCTAAGTGTAACATGGACCCATCTTCAAACAACTATGTTGCAAGAAGAATCGGTACCGCTGATGGAGAAAACGTATTAAACAGTAGATTCGTAATGTTGGTTATGAACGCTAACGCACCAATTGACGCTTTCACAGCTGGTTTTGAAGGTTATATCGTAAGTAATTATGTAGGTACTAACGGTACTGCATTAGCTCCGATGATTGACTATAAGATTCAATACTTCCCTGAGAATGAAAGAATTAAAAAGGTATACCTTGGTATTACTGATACTTTAGGTATCGACGAAGATATGTTTAACTGGAAAGGTTTAACGAACGGTGATAACTATTGGACAGCAACAACTAAAGGTTTCCACATGGATAGTGGAGCTACTGTAGCTGGTAATTTTGAATGTGGTCTTTACCAATTCAGAGATGGTGTGGGTATCGAAGGTACTGATTATGAAAGTATTTCAGCAAGAAAATTCACTTTCGTTCCGTATCTTGGATTTGATGGTTGGGATTGTTACAGAAGAAGTAGGACTAATACTGATAGATATAGAGTTGGTAAAGTTGGTTTCACAACTGGTGTAGCACAAGGACAATTTATCCAATTAGGGCCACAAGACGGTACATCCGATTTATACGCTTATTGGAACGCTATCAATACATTTAAAAACCCTGAAGCGGTTAACATTAACGTGTTCGCATCTCCTGGGATTGACTATACTGATAACAACTATCTTGTTCAAGAAACAATCGATTTAATCGAAGAAGAAAGAGCTGACTCAGTTTATATTGTAACTTCTCCTGAGAATGTTACTTATGATACCGCTGACCAATTAGTGGGTATTGGATTTAATTCTGTATCAATTGATACGGCAGATGCACTTGTTAATTTATTAGACGCAGCGGATATTGATTCTAACTACACAGCCACATACTGGCCTTGGGTACAAGAAAGAGACACTGAAAATACTGTTAACATTTGGTTACCACCAACATTAGAAGTTTGTAAGAATATTGCATTAACCGATAATGTCGCTTTCCCTTGGTACGCAGTAGCTGGTTACAATAGAGGTCTTACAAACGCTATTCAAGCTAGAATTAAATTAACTGAAGATGATAGAGATACTTTATATGAAGGACGTGTTAATCCAATGGCAACTTTCTCAGATGTGGGTGTTGTAATTTGGGGTAATAAAAACTTACAGGTTAAAGATTCTGTTCTTGACAGATTAAATATCAGAAGATTATTATTACAAGCTCGTAAATTAATTACAGCAGTTGGTGTTAGATTGTTATTCGAACAAAATGACCAAATCGTTAGAAATCAATTCTTGAACTTAGTAAACCCAATCTTGGATAATATCAGAAAAGAAAGAGGTTTAGCAGACTTTAGGGTACAATTATCTAACGACCCAGAAGAAATCGATAGAAATGAAATGAGAGGTAAGATTTTCTTAAAACCTATCCCATCATTAGAATTCATTATTATCGAGTTCAACGTAACTACAACTGGAGCATCATTTGATAATATCTAATAAATTATAAAAAGAACCTATGTAAAAATAGGTTCTTTTACTAATATAAACATATTTATATAAAAACAAAAAACATGTCAAAAATTGTTAAAAAGAAAGACCTTGATGTACTTATTGAAAGTACCCTTAAAAAGGCAGGCATTGAAACTCCTAAAAAAAAGGTTGTTACAGAATCAAAGGTTAAAGCTGAAGTTCTTACTGAAGATTTTAAGAAAGAATTAGCTCAATTTAATAAGCTTACTAACTTCAAATACAAATACTAAAACAAAAATGGCAACTGTAAAAAGATATAGAATCAACAAAGAACAACTTGAAAGAGTAGTTGAGAACTTTGTTATGGAGGCAGCTTCAATTAACAATAAGAAGGCTCCAGTTAAGAACCACATCCCTTCACAAGGTGCTGAGGCAAAAAAACACATTAAAAATAAGATGTCAGGTAAGATGGTAGAAAAAGGTGAAGGGGTTCCTGCGGCAGGAAAACTTCAAAAGAAATTACCTCAAGCAGCTGACGCAAAAAAACATATGTCTTCAGCTAAAGCAACCCATTCAAACAAAGCCAAAATGGTTAGAGAACACTATAGCAAAGAATTAATGAACGAGGGTGTTGGTGAAATGTGGGACAAACTTATGAAATGGATGGGTCACAGATGGGACCAAAAGAAAGCTGAACAAGCTTGGAACCAAGTTTATGTTAAAAACGCTGAAAAGATGTCAAAAGCATATGCTAACGGTGATGTTCAAGATTTCAAAAACGCTGTTATGAAATTTATGAAAGCTAACGCTGGTCTTCCTATCCTTGCTGGTAACGGTAAAAACGCTGAATGGAACGATGAAGAAAAAGAATTTAAACGTCTAGGTTCTAAACTTGGTGGACCAGGTGGAGTAGTAGGTGGATAATTAAATTATTAGATATAAAAAAACCCTAACATTACTGTTAGGGTTTTTTGTTTTATAACGTGTCGAACGTCTTTATTTTAATCTACTCTTATCCACTATGACAACATATATTGTGTCAATAACTTTTCCAGTAACTTCTTTTGGATTTTCTGATTTACCGTTAAAGGTGTTTCCAAAATTTTTCTCAAGAACTTCCATTTTATTAACAAAATAATCCGTCTCACCACGATTACCAAGCCAATTCCATCCAGACACTTGAGTATATGTAAGTTTAACTTTCCAACCGTATTCAGCCGCACTATCCAATTGTGCCACCAACCCATCTGGTTCGTTATCATTATCAATCGAAAAATCCCAACTATCTGTTGAGGTCATTCCTGTTTGGGTAATGTTAAGGTGACCTTCCCATGTATCCCAAATAAGACCTTTCTTGGCAAGTTTGTTTACTGTTCCAATACGTTCACCGTTTGAATAGTTGTTACTACAAGAAGTTAAGAATAGAACCCCTACTATTAATGCTAAAAATTTTTTCATCTTATTATTTTTTAATTGTTTTTTGTAAAGGTTTAATAACTTCATCAATAATTCCATACGCTAAAGCGTCGTCTGCTGATAACCATAAATCACGTGAAGCATCGTCAGCAACTTGTTCACGAGTTTTACCACAATAACCACCCAATAATTCAAAAAGAATTTCATTGGTTTTTTCCCATTCTTTCATTGTGATACGGGCGTCTTGGATATTACCCATTGCTCCACCACTTGATTGGTGTAACATTGTTTTTGAGAATCTTAAGGAACTTCTCATACCTTTTGTTCCAGCTCCCAATAAAACTGAACCCATTGATGCCGCCATACCAGTATTAATGGTGGCGATTGGGGCTTTGATGTATTCCATTACATCAACAATACTCAAACCTGACTTCACAGACCCACCAGGTGAGTCTATATGCATCGTAATGGTTTTCTTATGGTCTTGTTGGTCTAAGAATAAAAGTTGTGCCTGTACAACCGTAGACATTCTATCATTTACTGGACCAGCAACCCATAGGATTCTATCCATCATCAATCTAGAAAAGATATCAATTTGTGTTGCTCTCATTTCTCTTTCTTCCAAGACATAGGGAGTCATACTACCTTGGATTGTCACAGGAACCTCTGACATAAAGTTTTGGTAAGCGTGCAACGTGTTAGAACCAACCCCTTGGTCTTTAATTGCAAATTTTTCGAATTCGTTTAACATGTTTATATAAATTTTGTTTAAACAATGATATTTATAATAAAATTAGCAGTCAATCTGCTAAAAATAAAATAGAGCATATTTATAATAAAAAGATAACAACTTAAACAAAAAGACATTACTATGGCAGATTTACTAATGAGGATGCCGGTTCCTTACGAACCAAAAAAGCAGAACCGATTCATACTTAGATTCCCTTCACCTCTTGGAATTCAAGAGTGGTTTGTGAAAACAGCATCAAGACCTAAAATTTCTCAAGAGGAAACAGAAATTCAATTTCTTAACACATCAACTTGGGTAATTGGTCGTTTTACTTGGGATACTATTGACGTTACATTCCGTGACCCAATTGGTCCTTCAGCGGCACAAGCAATTATGGAGTGGGTACGTCTTCACTCTGAATCAGTAACAGGTCGTCAAGGTTATGCAGCTGGTTATAAGAAAGACATTGAATTAGAATTATTAGACCCAACAGGTGTTGTAATTGAAAAATGGATTCTTCAAGGTACAATGTTAACAAACGTTGACTTTGGTGGGTTAGATTATTCAACTTCTGAAATTGCTGAAATTACTGGAACTTTACGTTTCGATAGAGCTATTCACGTATTCTAATTATTTTACAACAAATTATACAAAATCCTCACTCAAAAGGTGGGGATTTTTTATGATTCCATCGATATTTATAAAGAAATGAAAAACTTAATCCGTAAGATATTAAAGGAACAAGAAAACGAGTTTGACTGGGTGAAAGATATAAACCCTAGTGAGGCTGAAAAACTTGTTATACAACCTTTTAGAGATATGGATTACGAATATAGTACCGATTTTGTAAGTGAAATGGTACCTTTATTAATAGAAAAGGGTATCACAAGACCAGAAGATTTAACTGAAATCGGTAGGGAAATTAAAAAGGAATTTAGTCGTTCTTATTATAGAGCTTATGATAGTGGATATGATAGTGGACAAAATGACTGTGGTTGTGATTATTGTTGTGATGACATGTATTATATCGATGATGTGAGAGAAAAAGAAAAAGAGGCTCGTGAAGAAGGTTATGAGGAGGGTCAAGAGACGGGTTATGAAGCAGGAAAATCTGAAATGCAAGATAAAATTGAGGAATTAGAAGAACAAATTGAAGAATTACAGGCTAGATTAGCTGGTAGTAACGATGATTTAAATTAATAAGAAGGTTAATGAGAGATTTAATTAAGAAAATATTAAAAGAACAGGAAGACCATTTTGAATGGGTTAAGGATCTTGATGTTCATATTGCCGAAAAAGAGATTAAAAAAGATTTCATAAAAGCTGACCATGATTATGACTTTGGGGGTGAGGGACTTTATCAAATGTTGATTGGTGCTGGTGTCCACGATTTAGAAAAATTAAAAGAAATTGGGGAATACGTATATCAACAAGCTGATAATACATACACTTACGCGCAAGATAATTACGACTATAGTTGTGATGGATGTTGTGACGATTATGTATATGAAGATGTGGTTTCTGATAGAGAAGATACAGCACGTGAAGAGGGTAGGGAAGAAAGGCAGGAAGAAATTGATGACCTAAAAAGTCAAATAGATGAACTAAATTCAACAATTGAAGAATTACGCAATCAAATTATAAGTGGTGAGGAGTAGAATTAAAAAAATATTATCCGAAATACAAGTCCCACATCACTATCAACCAACAGGAAATAGTTGTGGTCCGACTTGTTTAAAGATGGTTCACGATTTTTTTGTTGGTAACAGGTTTAAAATATCTGATATATGTCGTGCTTGTGGTACTGATTGGGTTGTTGGAACACCTCCTGATAGAATGGTCAAAGGTCTTAAATACATGGGTATTGAATATATTGAACATATGAGTGAAGAAGATCCTTATCAATCACTTAAAGACTCTATCGACAAAGGACACCCTTGTGTTGTTAGAGCAAACGTTCAAGGAACACCACATTGGATTATTGTTGTTGATTATGACCATGATACACTTATGGTAAACGATCCTTGGTTGGGTAGATTACTTTATGAAATTGATGGATTTGATGAGATTTGGTTCTCTGGTAGAGACAAAATACGTGAATATTTTTATTATGAAATAACAAATGCCAATGAAGATATATATCCAGATGATGATATAGAAGATGAAGAGTTTCCAGAAGATGAGAGAGAAGATTTTATGACAGAAGAATCTGAAACCACCGAAAAAGAATGGTGGGAGGATTGGACTGACGAGGATATTAGTTATTTTATTCATGAACTACAATCTGTTCATGGGGTTACAGCAAATGTCGCTGAAGTACAAGAATTTTCAAATGAGGTTGATGTAACGGATTTATCTATTGAACAATTTGCAGAAGAATTTGTTAGTTGGTTAAAAGATGGTGATGATTATGTTAGTGATGAGGAGGAAGAGGTTGATGGTGATCCAAACCAATTAGAAATAGAATTTCCAGAAGATAAAAAAACATATTCTGAAGGAATAGAAATATCTAATTTTGAAGATGAAGATGAGATTCTTGACGCCTTAAGAGTTGGTTTGAAGGTTTTTGAGGGTCAAATGACACCAAAGGCATTAATAAAATACCTTTCTGAGGCCACCGATTGGGATATATCTGTTAAAGCAACTTATCAAGGTAAGGTGGTTGGATTTTATTTTTTAGCTGAAAATCAAATTGCTGATTATATGTTACACTATATGCAAAGAGATTATAATTGTTACTCGCCAGAAGAATGTGAAGAAAAAAACCCAGGTTCAATTAAGGTTAATCCAATGGAATTCCAAAATTTAGATGGTGTTGAGGGCGTGGCTTTAGGTATTGACCCAGAGTATAAAGGGTTAGGTATTGGTAAAAAATTAATAGAATACTCACAAAGTTTACCCTATGATTATCTTTGGGGTCAACAATACGAACATTTAGAAAACATTGACCATTGGACTAAGAGACGTGAAATCGCAGCTTACTTTCCAGGATTATACCTAACATATCAAATGTTATAACTATTTATAAATAAAACCACAATGAGAAAACAAGATAAATTAAAAGTAATTATGGAAGCCAATCAAAGGGTGGAAAATTCTTACTTAAAATCTAAGGGATTATTAAAAGAGGATTATTCTTTATCACAAAATAAAGAAGTACAAGATATCGCTAAAGATTTAGCGTCAGACCCAGAAACCCTTAAAAAAGCCATCAAAGAATTAATCTCAATGGGTGTACCAAAAGAGGTTTTAGTTCAGTCAGTAAAAGCAATAAAACATGGTGAATCTATTGATTCCATTGTAAAACCAGCTGTAGATTCTATTTCAGAAGGTTATTCAGTTAATGAAGTTGAAGATAAACCATTACCAACATATAAAGGTGATATCGAATCTTCCGATTCAGAGGTTGAAAAGAAAGAAGATAAAAACGATTATTTAATGGGCAGTAAAGTTACACCATTGAGTGGTGCTGGTATAGGTGGTACTCTCGGGACTGTTCTTGGTTCTTTATTTAGTGCTGGTGTAATGACTGGTGGTGGTAACCTTGAAGACCCTAAAACTTATTTAATACCTTTAATTTGGGTTGTTGCGGCAGCTGCCGCAGGTGGTGTTGTTGGTAAAACAATCAAAAAACACGATGATGAATTTGCCGAGTATAAAAGAAGTAGTAATGAATAATTAAAAAAGGGACTTTTAAGTCCCTTTTTTGTTTACCAATTAAATCTGTCTTCATCCCAGTGACGACCATAATAAGAAGATCCACCCTTATCACGGTTTGTATATAGATACTCACCACTATTAAAAAGGTCGGCCCAATCATCATATTCTTTTTCATCACCATCTTTCTCCTTACCTTCAGTAAGAAGTTTTTGACCACCAGTATCGGGTTTTTGGGTCTTTTTATAACTACCAGTACCGTAACCACCATTCCAAGAATATGTTCTTTCTTCTTTTGGGTTTTCGTATCTGTTTTCACCTAGTTGTTCAAGTAATTTCAAACCAAGTTCATAACCGTTTTGAACATCATCAACTTTTACATATTCATTGTCAGAATGCATTCTGTAATAACCAGCTGCTAAATTCAAACATGCGATGTTAAATTTCTCAAATATTTGCCAAACATCGGTATAAGGGTGATAAGCCCAATTTGTAATACCATGTTCTCTGATTAAACCAGAAACCTTATCAGAAAATTCTGATTTTTGGTTGAACAAGTATCTACCCATTAATGTTAAACTCATTGAATCCCCTTCAGGAGAATCGTATTGAATTACATAACCAACATTCTTGAAGAACTCTGGGTCAGCGTATTGACTACCCTTACAACCAATTTCTTCCGAAACAAATAAAGCTATTTTAACGTTTGGTAATGTGTCTAACATTTCAAGACATAAGTACACACCACATTTATCATCACCACCACATCCTGATGGCATGTTGTTCGTTTTATCGATACCTCTAAGAATAGTTTCACCATTCTTTTCTTCCTGAATGATAACTAAGTTTTCATTCACCTTATGTACTGTGTCTGTGTGTGCAATAAAACAAGGATACCATTCTGCGGTACCTTTCGTCACATAAACATTCCCCCACTCGTCAACGGTCGGTTCATACCCTTTTTCTGTTAACGTCTTTCTCAAATACTCAATCATGAGTGCTTCATCCCTAGAATAAGTAGGAACTGAAAGCACTTCTTTTAAACGATTAAGTTTATCTTCTGTCATTTTCATATGTTTGTTTAGATTTATACGTAAAGATAATAATAATTCTCAGAAAGAACAAATCTTTCACGAGAAAAAACCGAAAATAATGTATTTATTTATAGAACCTTTACAATTATAGATATAGTTTTAAAGTTATTCTGAATAACAAAGTTAAAAAAAGTTTTTAATATGTCAAAACAAAATCAACAACAAGCTCAAGATATTCAATTCCAAGCTCCGTTTGACGTTCTACCTTTACCATCTAAGGGGTTATTGTATCCTGGACAGGTTGGTACAGTTAAAGTGGAATATATGACAGCAATGGATGAGAACATCCTAACATCACCTAACTTAATTAAGAATGGTAAAGCCATTGAAATATTGTTAGAAAGAAAGATTAAAGAATCCCCAGTACCTTTCGACCAATTATTAGTTGGCGATAGAAACGCCATTATGATTTGGTTAAGAGCAACAGGATACGGTGAGATGTACCCAGTTAAAATAACAGATCCTACAAGTGGTGTTGAATTTGAACATGAATTCGATTTAAGTGCTTTAGCCTCAAAAGAATTACCAGATGGTGTAACACCAGATGAAAGAGGTGAGTTCTCTTTTGATTTACCTAGAAGTAAGAAAAAAATTAAATTTACATTATTAACTGTTGGTGATGAACGTTCTATTGTTAATAGGGCTGATAAATATGAGAAAGCAACAAAGTCTCAAATTTCAAACACATTAACATATAGGTTACAAGCACAAATTAAAGAAGTTGATGGTAATAGGGATTCTAATTACATTCAACAATTCGTTAATGTGATGCCAGCATTCGATTCTCTTAAATTTAGAGAATATTCAGATAACATTGAACCAGGAATTGAGATGTCGGCCGAAGTGGAGGGACCGACAGGCACATTTCAAGCTCCAATTACCCTCGGACTCAACTTTTTTTGGCCTAACGTCAGAGTATAATTTAGGTCTTAAAAGAGAAATATATTATATGGTAAAACATATGAGATTTTCTTACGAATCAACGTTAAGTATGCCAATCTGGGAAAGAAGAATCTATCTCGACATGTGGCAACAAGAATTAGAAGAACAAAAGAAAGAATACGACAAAGCTAAAACAAAAGGAAAATCAAGATAAAAGATGGGACGAAAGTCCCATTTTTAATTTAAGTGATATTTATAAAGAAATCATTATGAGCATTAATACCTTAATTAAAAAAGTCACATCAGACAAGATACTGTTAGAATATATCATGACTGAAGCTAAACCAACTTCAGTTACTGGTGATGAGGCTGCAGCATCTGGAGCTAGAGGTGAGATGGCCGCTGGAAGAGCTAAAGAAATAATGGCTCGTATGGGTGTTAATTTACCAGAACTAGACACTATTTTTTCAATACAACAATTATCTGTTGAACCTTTTAAATTAAGTTACGTTTTACAGGATTTATTAGATAACCCAGAGGAACTAACACTACCAAAATCACAAACATTTACTGGATTAGCTAGGGTTGTTAAAGATTCTAATAATTTAATTTTAGAATTCAAACCACAAAATAGTGAATCAACTTTTTTAATAAAATTTACTGAAAGTAATGAGGTCTATACTGTATTACCAGGTACCAAGAAAAAAATAATTGCTTTAGCTGTGGGTGAAAGTGAGGGTAAATTTTATACGGTAGAGTTTGGTCCTTCTTTTGTTACCACAATAAAAAGTGGTGATTTAGAAACAGAGGGTGAGGAATACAAAGTGGGTGATACGGTTGATTTTACAACTGATGGTGGAGAGAACGGTAAAGGTGGTATTACTAAAATAGACGGTGATAATTTTACGATAGGTGATGGTAAGGGTGGTACCGTTATCGTTAATAGAAAAAATATTAAAAAAGGTGGAGAAGATAATAATTCTACTCAGAATGAAAAGGAAGGTAATTTTTATAACGGAAAAGATTTAAAGGAGGTTAACGCTAAGCTTTCCAGTACGAAAGATAAAGCTCGTTGGTTTAACATATTAACAGCGTACAAAGACGACCCAGAATTCCAAAAGATTTTTTTAGATGCTATTATTGATGGGACAAAATCTATTAAAATAAATCAACAACCACTTTTAACAGCCTTAAAGGGTTTAAAATCACAAGGGTTATTAGAAGCACCAACTTCAATGTCTGGTAATCAAAGAAAATATTTAAAGGTTAAACTAAACCTACAGAATTTTATGTTCGATGTTTTTTCTATTTTCGCTAAGGTAGCAAAAAATGGTAGAAACTCACAAACTTTTCAAGTTATTAAAGATTTCTATAAACAACTATACTTTATAGCTACTAAGGGTAAAACTAGTATTGCCGATGTACAAACAAGAAAACAACTTTGGAAAAAATTAGTAGGAAGTTTTAAAAACTTTTTAGTTAGTTTTTCAAAACTATCCGAAATGATTAAAGGTAATGGGAAACAAAATAGTGGTAAGAATGTGAAAGTAAAAAACATGCCAAAGGCGTCAATGTCAAATACTGGAGTGGCAGAAGATTTTTATCGTTACATATCAGATAATACAGAGTTAATATTTGAAGCTGACGAAGATCAAAAAAAATCTAATACAACAGCAAAAATATATTTAAAGGGTATAGTTTTAGGTCCAAAGGGTAAAGCTAAAAAAGATGGTGATATTGAGACCACTTATGGCGGTGGGGGTAAAGGGGGTGAACAAGGTAAGCCGTTAACCAATACCTCAATGGAGGATAAGAAATTTTACCCAGTTATTGGTAGGTTATATGATGTTGAAAAATCTGATACCCCTTCCGATTTAAACGTAAAAGAAATAATAAATTTATTTAATCAGGGTGATCAAAACCTAGAGATTAGAAAAAGTATGAGTGGTGATAAAGGTGAAAACTTTTCTATCATTATCAAAAAATCAGGATCTGGTGATGGGTTTTTAATGGTAAAACCAAAAGATGGTGGTCTAATTAATTGGACCTCTTCTAAACCTATTGATGTTTTAATAGGTAAGAAAGCTTTGGGTTATCCACAAGAACCTTTTGAAGGGGTCTTAATACTAAAAAATAGATAATGGCGAACGAAGGTAACTTTAAAAGAAACAAAAAGGACGAAATAGAGTTTCTCAAAATTCAACAAGACATTAAGGAGAACTTTAAGAGTCAGGTAGACTCCATACAATCATATGCTGAATGGCAAGCAAAGATTGGTAAGATATGGAAAGAACTTAAAACAATGCAAGCAGAAATCCTCGAATTAGAAAAAGAGGGTACAAAGGAGTCGTTAAAAAAGGCTAAGGTTTTAAGAAAAGAATACGACCAACTATTAGAAGTTAATAAAGAATTAAGGAAACAAGGTTCCCTACTTAAAGCTAGCGCTAACATTTTAGACAAACAGTTTTTAGGTGTAGTAGGTAATATTTTAACTAAGTGGTTTGATTTTGATGAGGCTGTTCGTAAAACAGCTAATACCATGGGTATATCTGGTCAAAGGATGAGTGTCATGCAAACCAACATCATTAATGCCGGAATGAAAACCGCTGCGTGGGGTGTATCTGCTACAGCTCTAGCTGAGGCACAAGGTTCTTATTCTGACGAATTAGGTCGTTCCGTTATATTAAGTGAACAAGCCCTTGAGAATATGGCTATACTAGGAACCAAAACTGGTTTGGGTGTTGATGGTATTTCTCAAATGGCAGCTCAAATGGAGGCGTTTGGTTTGGGAGCGACAAAGTCTGTTGAGTTGGTAACACAACTTTCTTCTGATGCTGAATCAATAGGTGTTAACTCAGCCAAGGTACTTAAAAGTTTTCAATCAAATTTAGGTTTAATGAATAAATTAAACTTTAAGAACGGTGTTAAAGGAATGATGGCAATGTCCAAATATTCTGAGAAATATAAATTAGATATGAATTCTGTGGCAGC